GTAACCCCCCCTCACAGACGCTCGTACCTAGATCTATAGGTAGGTGTGCTGTCCCTGACTGGGTGGATTTTAGTTGGAATGTTCCAACAAAAAGCTGTGAGCAGTGGATCGTCAGGTGCGATGCGGATTCTGGGTACGCGCCCGTGAGTGCAATGCACATGTGCGAAAAGCCCCCTCGCGTAGGCGCACGTACCTAGCTTTAAGGTAGGTTGTGGTGGTAACACAGATACAAAAAAAAGGGAGGACACTGGCCTAAGCCAGCATCCCCCCGATCTTTTACTCTTCCTGCTTCTCCCAGAATCTTCTGGAATTCTTTTGGAACTCCATCATTCGGAAGCCCTTCTTCCCTCGGCGTTTCCTCTTGGGCTTGTTCTTCATTCGGCCCTTGCCGTCACGCCTAGAGTTACGGCCCTTGATAGGCTCGTAATGATACCTTCTGATTGACATTACTTCCCTCCGGTTAGAGTAAAAGGGGAGAGGAAGATCCCCCTCCCGAACCGTACCCTCCGGTGTTGGCTCGGGAGAGGTTTCCCTCCATCAGACTGGGAAGTTACTTAGTTCCCTTGATGTAGCTCAGTTCGACATGCCTCACCGAATCCTTCTTCAGGTCGGACTTAAAGTCTTTCTTTAAGGTGTTACTCTCAAAGGTCCTGATCTGTGCATCAAGTGTACTAACTTCTTCCCTATCGGCTGCCAACTGATCCCTCATTGCTGACAACCCTACGAGAGTGTTCTTTTTCCTAGCTTTTACTTCCCACTCTCGGACCTTGGCGCGACCATTAAGGAAGGTCTGATATTCTTCCTTAATAGTGTCTCGGCCTTCCTTCGTTTGAATGTTCTTACAGACCTTCCTCAAACGAGCCTCAAAGTCTTTCTTAGTAGAAGACTTCTCTAAGATAGGCTCCAACATCAGTGCCAAGCACTGAGAGATAACTTGACGCTGATTTCTAATCAGTCGCGTTCCGTTACCCTTAATGTTGTTCCTATCTTTTTTGGCCTTAGTGACGCGTTTTTTGCCTGCGTCAGTACTGGGCTGATTATCGCACCAGTTACTAAACGCCTCGGCATCCATCTCGCCCTTAAGTTTTAGCCAAGCGTTGCCAGTATCGACCTCCAAGATATCCCAACGTCCCCAGAACTGGTCCGTTAAAATCTTAGGGTCGAGCATATCAGAAGCTTCCTGATCAGGCTTTAAGGCTTGCTTGTGGGCAATCTCAAAGCCTACACTGGCCACCTCAGTTACTAGGTCGGTAGTACTCGCGGAAGCCTTTTCCTCTTCTTCGCGAGCCTTGCCAGACTTTTTCGCTGAGGCAATCACCTCGCCATGCAGCTTTTCGATCTTAACGATCCGCGAGCCGACATAGCTTTTCTTGGTGTACCCTTTCGCCGTATTCTTTTCAGAATCGGACATAATCGAATAACTCCGATTAAGGTATTCGCGCCGGACAGCCTCGTGCCATCCGGCTGTCTTTTAACGACGTTTGCTATTTCTGAGTCGAGGAACGCCGATCTAGTCGGGTAGTCCTCCATTCGCTTGCCGTGTCCTCAGGCTGTCATGTTGCGGCGGTGTTGGGCTGGACCAGTAACTCCAACTGAACTGAATCCCAACTAGCAAACTCAACTACGATGTTACGATAAAAGACTCGTTAAAAGTCTCGTTAGTGTAAACCCCTATATTGACCTAATGTTAACAGGATCGGCTAAGTCATTGTAATACAACGAGTTACAATTGCGGTAAATGTGGCATTCTCCGCCAATCGCTGCCAATCGCTGCCAATCGGGCTGTAAGTGCCTCACCTATGGGTAGGGATAGGGATTGGTTCGGTCGGGCTGCGCCTAGGCTGCGCGGAGTGGCTGAGGGGTCCTTGAAAAAAGGCTGACCCCAGTAGGGGGCACCCCCCCCCTGTGGGGTTTTGCTCCGCTCCCCCCAAGTGCTATGTTTTGCACATCCAATTCTAAAAATTGAGGACCTTATCTTCACCTATAACGATTACACACCTAGCTAATTCAAACCATCTTTTGCCGTTAACAGGTATTTTTTTTGATTTTAAGTAAGCCTCAATAATATCAGATGCTGTATCACCAGAAAATTTTAGCTTTCCCTCACTAAACCTACTGTAGTACTCTGGGTAAAGTTTCTGTAATTCATATGAAGAATAGGCACGTTTAAGATTGCCTTTTCCTCTGGTTACCCTTGCTCTACCTGCCAGATATGATTTTACTGCACAGTCTATCATCTGTCTGTCATCTGTCGAGATTTCGTATCTATCGAAAATATTTTTTACGGAATCTTGAGAAGAATCGTCAGAAGGTCTGTTTTTTCGTGGAGACATAGACTAAACCGTAAAATAGATTATATGATTTAGAGTATACTTTATCTAGCTAGATTAATCTAATCTAGATAGAATCTAGTATAGTATATATATACTATGGCCAATAGAAAAAAATTAACCTTACTCTTTTTGGTGGCACTTGCATCTTGTGCTACCCATAGTGTTAATGATTGTTGGTGGGGCAACGAATCCTTCAACAGGGAATGTTATGGCAATAAGTACCCATCTCAAAAAAATTACAAGCCTTCCTCTAGTTCATAGAAAAGATTTTGCAAGTCTTTTTAGTGAATTGGAGAATACCCGGAGTAGGAACCTTGGTATAGGAGATTTTCTTGAGTTTGTCAAAATGGTATGGCCAGCATTCATTGAGGGTGGGCACCATCGCATCATGGCAGATGCATTCAATCGGATCGCGGAGGGCGATCTCAAACGCCTCATCATCAACATGCCCCCCCGTCATACAAAATCTGAATTCGCATCACACCTTTTTCCGGCTTGGTATCTCGGTAAGTTTCCAGATCGTAAAGTAATTCAGACTGCACACACCGCAGAACTTGCTGTGGGATTCGGTCGTAAGGTTCGTAACCTTGTAGGGTCAAGAGACTATCAGGAGATATTTCCCGATGTATCCCTGAGTACGGACTCGAAAGCGGCTGGTCGTTGGAATACGAACCACAAGGGCGACTACTTCGCTATCGGGGTAGGTGGTGCCGTAACGGGTAAGGGTGCGGATATCCTGATCGTGGATGATCCGCATTCAGAACAGGAAGCTGCCCAGAACGATCCTTCCGTATATGACCGCACCTACGAATGGTATACTTCGGGTCCCCGGCAGAGATTGCAGCCGGGTGGTGCCATCTGTCTGGTCATGACTCGTTGGTCAAAGAAGGATTTAACGGGCAGTATAGTTAAGGCATCTATTGAAAGAGGCGGTTCCGATGAGTGGGAAGTCATCGAACTTCCCGCGATTCTTCCAAGCGGCAAGCCTCTGTGGCCCGGATTCTGGCCACTGGAGCAGCTTGAAGTGCTTAAGGCGGAACTGCCCGCCTCCAAATGGAGTGCCCAGTATCAGCAGGACCCCTCTTCCGAAGAAGGCGCGATCATCAAACGGGAGTGGTGGAAAGAGTGGGATGGAAAAAAGCCTCCAGTCTGTGAATTCGTGATTCAATCTTGGGATACCGCCTTTCTTGCAAAGGAAACTGCCGACTACAGTGCCTGCACTACATGGGGTGTTTTCTATGGAGAGGACGGGGATGCCAATATTATTCTGCTGGATGCGTTTCAGGAGAGGATGGAGTTTCCCGATTTGAAGTCACGGGCATACCAATTGTACAAACAGTATGACCCGGATGCGTTTATCGTGGAAGCGAAGGCGGCTGGGACTCCTCTCATCTTTGAATTACGCAGAGTGGGCATACCCGTATCCGAATATACTCCGGGGCGTGGCAAGGATAAGATTGCCAGAGTGAACTCCGTAGCCGATATTTTCTTCAGCGGGAATGTGTGGGCACCCCCAACGAGATGGGCCGAAGAGGTTATCGAACAGTTTGCCGCATTTCCTAATGGTGATCATGATGATCTTGTCGATGCTTCTACGCAGGCACTGCTCAGGTTTCGTCAGGGCGGATTCCTAGCCCTGCCGTCCGACTTTCCTTGGGATGACCCGATGCCCATAAGAAAAGCAAACTACTATTGACTTGCTTGGCAATGTACACACATTATAAAGAATAGTGTTCGGCACACTAGAAAACCTCCTGTAAGGGGTGAATCGGTGCCCGGGCTGGGGGAGAGTTTTTAGCGGGATTCCGTCCCCGGTCCGGGTTCTTCTAATGGGAACGATTTATTCATATGGCTATAGAGAAGCCACTCAACGGAATACTCAACCAAGATGACTTCGATATGGGACCGGGAGGTCTTGTTGTCGTTGAAGAGGAACAGGAGACACTCCCCGGAGAGTCTCTAATTACCGAACTGGCAGACGGTGGAATCGAAATTGATTTTGATCCGCTGGCTGATCTTGGATCTGAGCAGGGAGCATTCGATTCAAATCTTGCAGAGTTCATAGATGAAGATGAGCTTCGCACGATTGCCTTGGATCTTGTTTCAAAGTTTAATTCCGATAAGTCCAGCCGGGGTGACTGGGAGCAGACATACGAAGAAGGTCTTGATCAGTTAGGTTTGGAGATCGAAGACCGTACCACTCCGTGGGCCGGAGCTTGTGGCGTATTCCATCCTATGCTCTCTGAAGCTGTAGTCAGATTCCAAAGCCAAACAATTCAGGAGGTTATGCCAGCCAAGGGTCCAGTTAAAACCCATGTCTGGGGTATGATAACACCTGAAAGAGAAAAACAGGCGCGGCGTGTTCAGGACTATATGAACTTCCAGCTTCTGGAAATCATGACTGAATACCGTGGAGAGACGGAGAAGCTTCTCTTCAGCCTTCCACTAGCAGGTTCGGCATTCAGAAAAATCTATTTTGATCCTTCTCTGGGCAGACCCACTTCGATGTTTGTTCCAGCGGAGGATTTTGTCGTTGCGTATAACGAATCCGAACTGGATCAAGCTGAACGCTATACCCATGTGATGAAGCGTAGCACCAATCAGGTCAGAAAGCTTCAGGTCAGTGGGTTCTATGTGGATGTCGATCTCGCTTCCTCTCAGGTCGAAGATAGTCCGGTCACCGATAAGCTT